TTATATTCTCTTACGAGATGTCAGTCAATCAACTATTAACTAGACTTGTATCACTTGAATCAGAAATACCAATACGTTGGATACAGAATGGTAAACTTGGCGATGAAGATTTGTTGCGTATACAACAAACAGCTAGCAATATACAAGAAAAAGCCATCTACATAGATGAATGCAAACGCACATCTTTGAACTATTTATTATCTAAAACTAGACAATATGTACATAGCTGCAGTGTTAAGCTTGTGTTTGTTGACTACCTACAGCTTGTCACAGCAAGTGCAGGAGCCAAAGGAACACGAGAACAAGAAGTCTCGAAAGTGGCTAGGGCGCTCAAAAACCTAGCTAAAGAATTAAACATCACTATTGTTGCATTATCGCAACTAAATCGTGGTGTTGGATTCAGAGCTGAGAGCAAACCAACACTATCAGATCTGAGAGAATCAGGCGAGATAGAACAAGCCGCAGATATTGTCGCCTTGATATATAGACCAGAATACTATGGTATTAATCAAGACGAGAATGGTGAATCTACCGCAGGCAAAGCCCAGATTATTTTTGCGAAAGGTCGCAACATTGGTGTGGGTACAGTTACACTTAATTTTATTAGTGAATTGACAAAATTCAAGGACAATTCCTTAGATTTTTAGACTGATTTTTTGTATTTTTACTTATGTCAGATCACACAAAACTAAGAAAAATTATATCTGAAATTGCACACGATTTAGGTCTTGACAAGAAACTTGTTAGACGTATAATCATTTCTGTTTTTAAAGAAATTGGCTTTGCCATTGTTCTTAGAGGCAGACCTGTAATGTTTCGGAAATTCTTAAAAATTGTATTTGCAATACGTGCTGGTAAAAAAGCGCACGAAATGTTTAATAAATATGAAACACGAAAGAAATGAATAAATTAAAAACAGTTAACATCAAAGGTAAAGAATACGTTGAAGTTAACGAAAGACTGAAATTTTTCAGAAGTAACTACAAAGACTGGTGTTTGACATCAGATGTTGTAGAACTAACCGACAATCGTTGTGTAATCAAAGCAACAATTTTTGACAACAATGGTAACATACGCGCCACAGGGCATGCGTATGAAAAAGAAGGCTCATCCTTTATAAACAAAACAAGTTTTGTAGAAAACTGTGAAACATCAGCTTGGGGCCGTGCCTTAGCCAATCTTGGTATTGGCCTAGATACATCCGTAGCATCGTATGAAGAAGTAGCTAATGCTGTAAAGCAACAAGCTACACCAACAGCTAAACCAAAGCTTGATGAAGATAAGTTTAACAATATGCTAAAAGCTATTGAAGCTGGTAAAGGTGACGCAGTTAAGGCTAAAATGCCTAACTACGATATAGAAGATTATCAAATGAATTTATTAAAACAAAAACTAAATGGTTAATGTAGTTCCTTTTGACTTGGCTAGTTGTCAAGTTAAACCTACCAAAGTGGTAGAAAACAAAAAGTATTTTAATGAAGGCGCACACAGATGTCAAGTACTATCTGTATCTAACTCATCACAACGTGATGGTTATGGAGGTGCACCTTACATTGAATTTGACGTTGTTAACGAAACAGGTGAATACGGCAGAGCTAAGTTCTGGGCTGTAAGAGAATCTGATGCACCTAAATCTGCTGAATGGAAAAAAAATACACTACACGAGTTTTTAACAAACTGTGGTGTAAAAGATTTTTCAAATGACATTGAGTCAATAAAGAAAGCAGTTGGTGCTTGGGTAAACATATGCTTTACATTTGAAGAGTATATGACACTCAGAGATGGACAGCCTATGAAACGCAAGGCTGTGAGATACCGTTGGTCTAGTGCCGATGGTAAAAAGATCAAGTATGATGCAAAGTACAATAAGCCTTTGTCCCCACAAGAGGAACAAGAGTTTATTGATACGCATTCATTAAGTGGTGGTTCTGTAGTAATGCAGAGTCATGAAGACGATCAGTTACCATTTTAAATAATTTTGTAGTTTTGTAGACAAACTATAAAACTATGATATTCATAGCAGGGAATGTGCCTTCAAGCAAAAATTCTAAACGATGGACTGGTAAAATGCTTATCAATTCAAAGACTGTTATGAAATACATAAAGGATACTGACATGCAGTATAAAACCTTTAAAACAGATTTTAAGAATTGCCTGTTATCGTTTCTTTTAAGTTTATTAGAGGAACAAGACATAGATTTGATTATGTAAATCCTGCACAAACTGTGCAAGACTTAATGGTTAAAAATGAATGGATTGAAGATGATAACGCCAATTATATTATACCAAGCTTTGAAGAGTTTGAATATGATAAAGAAAATCCTGGTGTAGAAATAAAAGTTTATGATAAATCTAAAAGATTTTTTAAATAGTTATGTTATTGCGAATAATATAAATCGTGACGAATTTATATCTTCTAGTAGAAAAAGAGAGATAGTAGATTCTAGAATGATTTACTTTGCAGTTGCAAGAAACTTAGGTGGATACACATTATCTGAGCTAGGTAAAAGTGTTAATAGAGACCATGCTACAGTTATGTATGCAATAAGAAACTATGATCACTTATCATCATATGATGAAACTATGAAACATAAATACTATAAAGCTTCTATAATATTTAGAACTTTAGAGTACAAACCAAAAGCAGAACGCATAGGTTTGATAGATACTTTGTTTGAATCTAATAGAAAGTTAAGACAAAGAATAGCAGAATTAGAAGAACTAAATTAATTAATATGACTGTAAAAACAAAAACAAAAAAGAAAGTTACTATCGATGGTAAAGAGCAAAAGGTAGATTTAAATGTATACAAAGTTATGCAAAATCTTACTGATGCTTTACGTTCACATGAGGTGGCATTACTAACTTGGGTACATAAGTTGTACAATACCAAGAAACGTCACAATGAGGATGAAAAAGGTTTGTACAAGTATTGTATGACAATACCTGGAGCAAGCGATATACTAACAAGAATGACTTTGATTGATGAAGAAAATGAAAAGAAAGGATCTGATGGAAGCTCAGATAAACTCGGAGCTACAGAGAATAACGAAATTGTTAATTAACAAAAACAATTCTTACGGAAACTCAGCCACAAATCCTGCAAACATTTTTTCTAAAGGTAATGCTGTTGATAGCATATGCGCTAGAATAGATGATAAAATTATGCGTATAGCCAACAAAGGCATAAACGAAAACACATTTGATACTATTGATGATTTAATAGGATACTTAGTATTGTTAAGAATTGCATGGTATGATAAGGAAATTAACGAGGATAAATAATTATCTTTGTATTACTTTTCGGACGTTCTGTCCATGTGTTTTCATAGTTTTGTTGATGGTCAAGGTCCCAGGTAGTTCTGGGATTTTGACATCACATACCATTATGGAAGAAATTGAATACTGGCAAATAGACAAGATAGAATCAATGTTAGAGCTTTGTCCATATGACGAGCAAATAAAGATGGATATCTTGAACAACTTACCTAAAACAAAGGAAGAAGCTAATGAGCTACTAGGACAATTATGGTTCGACCATATACCTAGAGATCCTCGTGATCAATTTACTAAAATGCTGAGTATGAATACTTTAATAAAAACTGATTATAAATATTACTATATTTGTAAAGACTGTGATGAAGATTTTGAATCAAATAATAAAGAAACTTTATGTACAGAATGTTTGAGTACTAACATAATAGATAAATCAAATGAGACCTAAAGACTATAAATATGAAGCAATTAAAAAATTGCAATACTTAGTATATAATTTAGAAAATTCAAAACAAGACTATCGTCTTGAAGATTTAAAAACATTATTAAAAGAAAGTCTACAAGGATATGATGATTATCTTCAGCTTAAAGAAGATAAAAATTATACACCCAAGACAGTTCGTAAAAGCTTTAAATGATGAAAAATAAATTTGATACAGATATGTTTGGATTTGTTATAGGTGCTGTAGGCATCTTAGCAACTACAATATATATGTATTTTACCAACTAAACATGAGTAAAAACACAATTGTATTTGAAGGCGGCATAGACAACATACGCACGCTTGCTGATAATTCTTTGCGCGTAAGTTTAGGTACACCTGAGCTTACACCTGAGATTGTAGGTAATATGTATAGTATGTTAAAGCAGCCTGGATACGTAGTTATATCTACGAAACCAATATCACAACAGCAGATAGATGCTGTTGAAGAAGCAACAGTTGACAGGGAGTTTGATAACAAAACACCATCACAAAGATTGCGAAACACACTATATGTATTATGGGAGCAAACACAGCCAAAAGAAACTTCAGCTGATGGAACTACAGTATATGTAGATTTTGATTTGTTTTACAAACGTAAAATGAATGAACTAATTAGATTTATTAAAGACAAATTAGTATGACTTATAAAGGTAAACTTATAAGATATAGAAGATGGCTGCAAAAACAATTAAAAAAAGTGGATGCAGCCTTACTATCTATAAATAAAACTAGATAGATACATTGTAGTTCAGCTTAGCTTGAACACCATTGTATTTATTCCAAACGAAAGCAGACGCTTTCTTTACATTACCTACATATCCTTTCATGTCGTGCCACTCATCTGTGGCCGACATACTGGATAGGTTTCTTACAGTCAATCCATTCAACTCCTCTACAGCTTGCATCTTATAAGCTTTGTTAGTATGGTAATGCCCTCTATGTACCTCAACGTGTTTAACTTTACTCCACACATCTCTATATCTTTGCGATACTATTCCAGGTAAATCATTTAATTTAGGTCCATCACCGTGATCATTTATAATTAAACATCTACCATAACGATAAGCTTTCATCATAGACATCGAGTTGTCTACAGACACATTTTCATTATTCTCATAATATATTTCTAAAGCATCACCTATATGCATCATAGATTCCCTATCGTGATTGCCAGGTATTACCATAACGTGAACATGACTTATTTCTATAAGCATATTAATACACTCTATTAAAAGCTTTCTACCCGCTCTATACATATCCATATGTTTATCAGTATTAAACTGAGGCGTACCTCTTGTAGTAGACGGTACGGGCCAGTCTCCATCTGCATTTAGAAAGTCATTACCTACAACAAATAATATCTCCTCAATATAGAAACCACTAGATCTTTTTATAAGATGTTCTAAAGCATTTAACATTCTATCTCTTGCTATCTCTATATTATACTCATCTCCTTTTATCCCTATCTTACCTATATGTAAATCGCAAGCGTTAATCTCTAAAAGATGTGAATCATCTTCTAAAAAACTAGAAGGTCTTATTGCTATACGAGGTACAGAATCAAAAAGAGGAACTAAGTCTTCGACCAATTCCTCTCTTATTTTTTGTATATTCATTGTAGGATCTATACGTTTTAACCAAGCTTTAGTTCTAAACATTGGTATTGTAATAGGTCTTTTAGCT